CTACACGCTCCCCGCTTCCCCGATGGGATAAACAAACGCTTTGGTCAACCAGTAGAACCGCGTGAAGGTGACGTTGGTGTCGTTTTGAACTCGATACTGCCCCGATGCGTTGGTAACGATTTCGACATGCGGAGGCAACAAAAAGCTGGCCCCGAACTGGGCGAAGTCGCAGCGGTTCGTTCCATCGCCGTCGTAGAAGCTCGTGGTGCCAGCCGATGAACCATTGTCCAACCGGCCGCGAACCTTGATCAGGCAGCGGATCGGCGGACACCAGGCCCGCACCGTATGGGCGGTGGTTCCGGGGCTCGAGTTGTCGTAATCGGGACTGAAGATCGTGTTGTTGTCGCGAAAGAATTGATCCTTGAACTGGAACATGTCTTCCGTCTCGCCGCTGCCGGTGGCGTTGGTCCGCCACGCCCCGATCATCTGCCAGTCGTCCCAGCCGCTTGGCTTGGCCAGCGTGGTCGAAAGAGCCGCAACCACGTTGCCGGTGGAAGTCTCGGTGCCGATCAGGACGTGATACCAAGTATTGGTCGCCCGGCTGGAACTGTTGACGAAATCGCCGCTGTCGGTCAGGTCCAGCGTGATGGCGGACGATACTTCCAAGTAGGCGGAACAATCATGGTTGTGAATGAAGCCCGTGGCGACTTCCAGTTCGGTGGTCGAGGTTCTGGAAATCTGCAGGCCAGTGTGCCCCACCGACACGCCGCCCCCGGCTCCCTGCGTGAAGTCCGTGATCACCCCATCTTCGATGGTGATCTCGTCGCCGCCGGCGGTCACGTAGGTATCGTCCGCAATGGCTCCAATAAAGATCGCCGCCACGCCCGTGACGAAATTGTTGACATCGGTTCCAGAGAGGGTCAGGGTGCCTTCGATTATCGCATTCCGCGAGAGCCGCAAATCCCGTGGCCTGGCCGATGCCAACCCAATGTCATAGGTGGCGTCGACCTTGGGTTCAAGATGCCCGTTCGGGTGCTCTTCCCAGAAGCGATGCACGCCCAGCACCCATTCGGTCGTGCCGTCACCGTTTGTCTTCAGCAGGTAATTGTTCGTCCCGTTGGTAGAAGGCATCTGGGTCGGCCCCTGGGTGAAGCCCGTCAGTACCCCATCGGCAAAGGTCAACTGGTCGCGCGAGGCCAACACGTAGGTATCGTCCGCAATCGCCGCCGCGAAGATCGCCTCCGTGGTCGCCTGGAAGGTTTCCAGGTCGTCAATGTCGCTCGCATTGGCCGAAATCGAAGCCGTGGCGGTGGTTTGGAATGACTCCAAGTCATCAATATCACTGGCGTTGGTGGCGATCGCGGTGGTGTGGGTCGAAATGTTCGACGCGTTGGTGGCGATGTCGCTTGTGTTCGTAGAAATCGCTGACGCATTGGAAGCGATCGAAGCCGCGGCCGACGCCTCGAAGGTTTCCAGGTCGGTGATCCGTGTCTCGTGGCCAGCCACGTCCGTCTCGACTGCCGCGATATCACTGGCGTTGGTGCTGATCGCCGACGCGTTCGTACTGATACCGCTCGCGTTGGTCGCGATGTCTGTCGTATGCGAGGCGATCGTGACCCCTTGGCTGCTGACCGTCGTTTCCAGCGTGCCGACATCGCTTTCCAGGGTGTTAATATCAGACTCTGCCGTCGTCACGCGGTTGGTCAGGGCGGTCACTTCCTCGCTGCTGGCACCGTCGCCGCTGGAGCTTCCGCCCGAGGACTCTGATGAACTTGAAGACGACGAACCGCCACCGCTGCCAGCCCCCGACAGCAGCACCAGCGTCCCCGATACGCCGGAGACCTCGATCTCGTAGCTGGTCGGGTTGTAGATGAACAACAACTCCCCTTCGGTCATATCGAGCACGGTCGACCCGCTGACCGTCTGCCAGTGGCGGTGCTTCTCGGTGACTTCCCCTTCCACCAAGTTCGTGTCCGCCGGTTGATCTTCCGCCCGGACCTGCAGCTTGTGGAAGATGGTGTCGGACGTCTCTTCCAGGTCGCCGGCGGCCGTCAGCGATTCGACCTGGTCAGCCGTCTGGAACTCGCTGGAATTGCCCACGCGGTTGGTCCGGCAGATCAGTTTCAAGGTACCGGCCACCTGCTCATTGATCGCCGAGTCGGTCGACCGAATCCGGGCGGTGAAGTTGAAGAGATACTTGCCGGTGGTGCTGACTCGATGAAACCCACGGGCCTGCAAGCTATCCGTTTCGCTCGAATAGTCCAGCGAAGCACTCAGGCCAAACAGAGCGATCGACGGATTGTCGCGGCCATCGCAAGGGAGAATGCCGCCGGGGGAGAGCGATGCCAACGTCTCCCCGTCTTTGATGATCACCCCGTCCAGTACCGTGCTAGAGGACGCCGGGACAATCCAGCCGACTTTGAACTTGTAGCCCGTTCGCTGGCTGTCCTTGAACGTCGTCTTGGGGCACCCGTCGAAATCAATGAACTTGTACGCCCCGCTGCCCGGCACCAGGTAGAACGGCACTTTCGTCTGCGAGGTATCGATCGACAGGCCGTCACCCCAGGCCGGCGGGCTGTTCTCTTCGTAGCCAATGAGAGCCTGCATCATGCCGGTTTGGGTGCAGCGGCCGAGTGTCTTCGGTGAGATCACTTGCGATCCGTTGACGTAGAACAACGCCGCGTCTCGCTGCTGCCGCGCATCGGCGTGGGGACGTCCCAGCCGCAGGGCGAAGTCGAGGGGCTCGCTCGTCTCGATGGCGTCGTATTTCTCTTCACGATCGGTTTGGGGTCCCAGGATCGCATAAGGGGGAATGCGTTCGCTGCCCACGTTTTTGAATCGCAGCCATCGCTGCGCGTCGCTCGGCCGACTAGGGCTGTCCATGGTGTACTCCCCTTGCCTGTTGGTTTTGTTGTTGCTGCTGAAGATTTTGGCGAAGCTTCTCGATCAGCCGCTTCTCTTCGAAACTGGCATCGAGCAGAAGCTGTTCGCAGTTGAGCGAAGCGGTCGTCTTCGAGGCCAGCGGACCGTCCGTTTCGATCCGCCACGAGACTTGCCGAATGGCCCCATCCGGCTCGATCGGTTGCAGGCCAACGTACTGGGCGCTGGAGATCGATTGAGGACGCAGCTGCGCGATCGCCTGGTCTAAATAGAAGCGGGCCTGCCGCGAGAGTTGTTCCTGGTTGTCTTGCACCCGCGAAGTCGCGTCGTCGCGTTTCACTTCGAGCGCGATGTCGCTGCGATGAAGGACCAGCGGCTGATCGCTTGCCGATTTCCGACCACGCCGCATGCTCCAATGCTCGAGTGCCCGGTTGCCGTGCCGCCGCCAGTGCACCGCGACCCGCAGCCGCAGATCCGCGGCCCGGCGAAGCTGCCGCGTCCCGTTGTCGATGTAGTCGAACACCGGCTCCGCGAAGCGGACGATCCCGCGGCGCTGGTCGACGGTGAACGCGCGCTCGTAACGCTGCTCTGGATACTGTTCCAGGTTGCGGCTGGGGGGCTGGGTGGTTGAATGCCGCGCGGCGACTTCCCCCTTGGCGAACCGGCCGTAAACCCACGCCGGTCGGCGTTTGCGGGTTCGGTCCGGCAGCAGGTCGTCGTCGATTTGATGCGATAACAGCGGCAGGACCTCGTCCAGCTGCCGCAAACGGTTGCCGTACGTCTTGGGTACGCCTGGCAAGTAATCCGGCAGCTTGATGCGGTACATCTTGAAGATCGACTGCTGCGAAAGCTCTTGGTGGCGCGGGTCGACATTGTCGGTCCATGGACCTTCAAACGCCCATCCCTGCTTCGGCTTGTAACTAAGCGCGTCGATCGGTTTGATCTCGCCGTCGATGTCTTCGCCGACCGCTTCGAGCTCGAAGTCGACCTGGTACGTCGTCGGTCCGGCAACCAGTTCGACCCCCAGGGGAAGCTCCGGCGGGTCGTACGTTTCGCCGGCCTGTAGTAGAAAACCATTGACAGGCAGCCGGCGGCCGCGTCCGACCGGCTCGAGCGACACGCGGCCGTTGGTCTTCAGCACCACGCTGCAGCCGACCGTTTCGGCCAGACTTGCCAGCGCGGCGGCCGGGCTGGTGACGTCCCAGTCGATGTACGGCCGGGCATCGTTCGGCAGGCGGGAAAGATCGGCCCGGCGAATGCCCAGCGCCGCCAGGCACAGCTGCGCCAGTTCGCGGGGCGACTTTTCCGTGCCGGGAACGATTTGGGCTGGGTCTTCGGTGCGCAGGTTGTACTGCCCACAGATTTGCCCCAGCCGCCATCGCCACCGCTGGTCGAGGATATCGAAACGGTCCACCTGCTCGCCGCGGGAGGTCAGTTCGAGGTGGGCCGCATCGACCCGGCAGTCGGGCAGCGTGACGGTCACGCCGGTCGTCGGATCGAACAGCCGGGCCGTTCCCTGGGCGGCAGGCGCTGCGGTGCCTAACGCGCAGCGGACCTGCAATCTGCCCGGCTGCGTACCGTGCGACAGCGTGTAGCTGGCCGAAAGGTAATCGCGGATGCCGGGATAGGCAAAAATGGGTTGGGTTGCCATGTTACGACCTCGCTGCGGTGAAGTTGGTTCCCAGTTCCGGGAAGCGGGACGTCGACTGGTACTGCACCGTCAGGTCCGCCACGACCCCTTGCGGATCGATCACGTTGGCCGCGTCGCCGCGACAGGTGATCGCGTTGGTGACCGTCTTTTCGCGCAGGTCTCCTTCAAAGCTCAGCGTGCCGGTACCCCCGACGAGCGTGTTCCCGCCGAGCGTCCCGGTCGTGCGATAGAAGACGCTTCCTCCTTCGACATCGAGCTGCGAGAGGCCATCGGTGCCGCCGAGCGTCACGTTACCGGCGGTCACCAACAGCGACGTGATCGGGCTGCCGGTGCCGGCGTAGCTAACGACTTCGCCCCCATGCACGGCGATGTCCCCCACCGCCGCGTCTTCCCCCAGCAGAAGCTGCACGTCGCCGGCTGGATCGTCCTCGAAACCGACTTGAACGCTACTCCAGACCGAGGACTCCCCGGCGTATTGGGCGGATGAAACGCTGCCTCGCACGACGCGAAGCACATTGGAAGCATGCGTGCCCAGTAATTCGACGGCGTACTCCCCCAGCCCGGCCGGCGACGCGGTGTTGGCGACCATGACGCTACTTTCAACGGAGCCTAGATCGAGCCGGATGCGTTCGCTGCCGCTGCCGCTCCCTTCGCCGATCTGGACGCTGGTCGCCCCGATCTTCAGATGCGTGTCGCGGTATTCGAGATAACCGGCCGCGTTCACCGAGGGAAGGCCGATCGAACCGACGAAACTGCCGCGAACGATCAATGCGTCGAGCGTCACCGACGATTGATCCAGCCCATAAAGCACCGGCCGATCACTCGCTTCCAAGACGACCGTGTCGCCATCTTCCGGCACGCTGCTGGTCGACCAGTTGTTGGCGTTGTCCCAATGGCCAGGCCCGGTAGGCGCGGTCAGCGAATCGATGCCGATCGACTGCGTCCCGGCACCCACCAGATTCGTACCGTTGGTCGTGATGGCTGTAACGTTCTGGCCGGCAAGGGTTCCCCGGAACTCGACCAGCCAGGGGCCGCCGGCCGGGCCGCTGACGTTGATGTCGCCGCTGTCGATACTGCTGGTGGCTTCCAGCGCCGTCTGAACGCTGGAGGATGTCGCGTTGTAGGCGATACCGCTCGACTCGCTGCCGTCGTAAGTCAGGGTGAACGACCCGCTGGTGACGTTGGTCGAGAGGGTCAACAGCACCTGCTCGTTCCGCGGGGAAGTAGCGGCTTGCACGGTGCTGACGGTCACCGTGCCGCCGGTCAAGTTCGCCCCGCTGGCGGTCAGCTGCGCGACGTCCGTTCCGGCCAGCACGCCGGTGAACTCGATCGTCCAGGGGCCGCCGTCGTCGCCACCGGCCGAGACATTCCCGCTGCCGATGTTCACCAGCGCCGCGAGGGCCGATTCCACCTCGGCGGCCGACGCGTCGTAGGCCACGTTGCCGGTTGTTTGTCCTTGGAAGGTCAGCGTGAAGGACCCGCCCGATGGGTTGCCAGGCAGCGTGACGACCTGCACTTCGTTGGCTGAATTGCCCCCGGTACTGAGCACCGTGGTTTCGATGACGGCGTTCTCGTCGTAGTCTGTATTGGTCGAACGCGTGACCGACGGAGCGAGAACCGCCTGACCCGCCTTCTCGGCGATGATCTCGACTTCGATGGTGAACGTCCGGGTGGTCGCCGTGGTGGACGTGGTGCGAAGCATCGTCAGCGAACTACTGCTGGAAAGCCCGTACACATGCCCCAGCAAGTTCTGCCACAGGGCGTCTGACTGGTTAGAAAGAATCGTCCCTGCGGCCGTGGCATCAGGTTCGCTGGGCACGATCGTAAAGGCGATCGCCGCCGTTTCGCTGAGGGCCTGGGTGCCGGTGATGACGAAGCGGTGGTTGTCGCCCGGCTGGCCGGCGGTGGAGGTCGAGACGCTGACCGATTGTCCGGAGAGGTTCGCTCCGTTGCCGGTCAAGAGTGTCTGCGAAGCGGCGGCCAGCGTGCCAGTGAACTCGACCAGCCACGGCCCGCTGTCAGGCCCACTGACAGCGACGTCGCTGCTGCCGATGTTGGACAGGCCTTTCAAGGCGGACTCGATGTCGGCGGCCGAGTCATCGATGGCCAAGTTGCCGGTCGTTTGCCCTTCGAAGCCAAGGGTGAAGGTCCCCCCGGTCAGGCCCGACGGGAGGCTGATCTGCTGGATCATGTTGACCCCGTTGCCGCCTGATTGAATCACGTCGACGTCGACTCCGGCATTGCCGCCGTTGGTGGTCGAGCCGCTCACCGTGAACGGCGTCCCGTCGGCCGGACCGGTCAGGCGCAAGTAGGCCGCCGCTCCGGCAGCGGCAGCTACCGGCGCCGCCGTGGGGAACTCCGCGATCGCCGCAGAAGTGATCGCCGCGGACAACCCTTGGTAGACGTTCATGGGGGTGCCGGAGGTGGCCTCGTAGGTCACCGTTTTTCGATTGATGGTTAAGGTGAACAGGTCGCCGACTTCGACGTTGTCGACGGTGACCTGGTCCACCTGGGCTACGCCCTGCGCGTCTCCGCGCCAAATACAAAGTGCCATGGAATATTCCTGAGTGAGTGGTTGGGATGCAGGTTGAATGAACGAGCGGATCGTGCGGTCGCTCGGCCATGAACGCGAATGTCCCACGAAAGCGCTTCAGTGAGATAGTGCGCGCGGGAAAAATGTTTTAGAGAGAGTCGCCAAGCGGAGTACCGAGGTTTTAGTTGGGTAGCCCACGGTTGCTTGCAAACTGGGGAGGCTCCTGCATGGGTAGCCCAGTTTGCTCGCAAACTGGGGAGCGCAGCGAATGGAGGTCTTCCGGTAGCGCTACCCGAACGCGCGGACCTCGATTCGGCTTCGCCTCCCCAGGTTGCAAGCAACCATGGGCTACCCGGTGTGCTGCTTTTCAGCCGCGATCTCTCTTCCGATTGGTTCGCCTTACGGCGCGACATGCGGCAAGCCAAACAGCGGTGCCGCCGATTCGAATTGGTATTGCCAATTGACGGTGAAATTCCGCACTTGGTTGCCGACCCACTGGGGCGAACGACGGATAACCCGCGGGGCCTGGGCCAGGTTGGCGTCGCCAAACAGCGGCAGCGGCACCTGGGGGTACGCATCGTATCCGGTGGCGGTGCCCGACTGCGTGGCGACGTAGGTGGTCGCGGTTCGCAGCTGCTGTTTGACCGGAAAGCCGAGCGCCGTTTCCACGTGCGCATAGCGAGGCCCGCCGCCGGCCGTGCTGACGGTTTCCTGGAAGTTCATCACCGTGGCGATGCTTCCCCGCAGCGGGACTTCCGCCGAGAGCTGCACGGCGAAGGACCGCCGCGTGGCATACTCGGGGCCGTCTCCGCGGGGAAAGTCAGGCCCCCGGGTGACGTAGACGCCGCCGCGGGTGTCGCTGACCTTGAGCGTATGCTGCGACTCGGTCACGCCGTCGGAAAGCAGCAGCACGATATCTTCGTTCTGCCGCGCGTAGGCGGCCGTGAACGCGGCGATCTTGGCATCGAGGTCGGCCTGACCGTTGCCCAGAAGCATCCCTTGAATGTTCCACGTAACGGTGTGCGCGATCGGCACACCGCCGCGATCGAAAATCGGCCGCTTGCTGATCGCAATTTGCGGCTCGCCGATGGGGTGCGTATACTCCCCTTTTCTTAAGTACATGTTCTTACCTTGAGTGAGAAAGTTTGTTGTGAAATATTCGGTTCAGCTCACCAGCACCGCGACCGGCGACGTTGAGGTGGTCGATGTCGAAGCTTCTTCGGAAGCCGAAGCGATGAAAATGTTCGATACGGCAAAGTTCGAGGTATCCGTCCTTAGGCCTGACGAAGTCGAGCAATCGAGCCGCAAACGGGCTGCGCGTATGAGAGAACAAGCGAACGAAGTCCATCAATTGATCCAACGGGGGCTCGTGCTTGAGCTCTATTTCGCGATCATCTTTTTCGCATTGGTCGTTGGGTGTGGCCTGAGTACTTTCCTGGGGTCGCTGTTGCAGCAAGGAGAGCGAGAACCCAATCACTCGGAACCGAGCGATGCGGAAAAGATGCTTCGCATCGAGGTGCTCCGCGAACGGTAGTTGCTTGCAGCCTGGGCTGCCGGCGGATCGACGATGCGGTCCCTCTCCTTGCTGCTGTTTGGTACGTGCGTTCTCCTGATACAGGGGTGATGGTAAATTTTAGGTTCGCGGTGGTTGTGTCTCATTTCGGTTGGGCTGTTGCTTTGCGGCTGTTCTTCGGGGAATAACCCGGACGATGTTCAGCCGGAGGTGTTGCCCGATGGCACGCATGTCATGTCGTTTTATGGCAAGCGGTTCTACTACCCGCCGCGGCTTGAGTTTCAGGAACTGGCTTGGAAACGAGAATCGCCCATTTGGACCGGCGACCGGTTTCACGGGTATGAGTACAGTCATCCCGAGCGTTCGGACCACATTCGCTTCATGGCAACGACCGGTGGCGAGGATGGCGGATGGTCGATTCAGGAAGGACACCGAGGTGACCAGGGTTGGGTTGCCGACGGCAAGGAACGAATGCGCCTGGAAGATGGTGCCTTCCAAGAGTTCGTCAACGTCGATGGCGTACATCACGGCCCGTGGCAGACTTGGTCGGCCGATGGTGTCCTACAGGCGAAAGCCACCATGGTCGACGGCGTCGCCCAGGGAAAAATGACCTACTATCATCCCAATGGACAAGTCCAAGGTGTCGTGCAGCTGAAGGACGGAAAGCCGGTAAGTACTCCTGAATCACGGTGATCGCAAAAACTGGCTTGGTTGCCCGCCAGAGCCCACCGCGTTCATGAAAATGCCCCTTGGTGTTGCCTCAGCCGCTGCTCGATGGCCTGCATGACGCGCTGGTAAATCTGCTCGTCCCGCTGCTGCACGATCGCCACCGTTTGGTCGGCGAGTTGGGCGACCAGTGCTTCATCGCGTGAGGCGTCTTCTTCCAGCGTGAGTTTGAATTCGCGCTGGTCACGAAGCTGCAGCGTCGCGCTGGCTGCCTGTTGGACGCGCTGGGCCAGATCCGCGGGCCGCGTATCGCGCAGGTTATGGAAGCTGCTCGCCTGTGCCGCGATCGGAAAGCTGGCCAGCGGCTGGATCGCCTGGTTGGGGAACGATGGTGAATCATCTTCTTGCGATCGTTGCTCGCTTTCGCTTTCTGACGAAGTCGCAGGGAACGCGAGATCCGCTTCTTCCTCGTCACGTTCATTTCGATCGAAGGATGTTTGGGGGCTGCGAAGCATCTCCGTTACCATCGGCGCCGCTTCATTCGGCGCGTGTGGGAAGGTGTCGGGTGAAAGTTGGGTCAGCGCTTGAAGCGCTTTGAGTCGCTGTGGGTCATCGTGTTTCATAGTGAGTGTCCTTCCGTAAATCGCCGCCGCGACGGCAGCTGCCGTAGTGGTTCGACCTGCCGAGCCACCTCGTCCAACTGGGCGAAGTTGCGGGCCAGGAACGGGTCGCGTCTGAGGTGCTCGGGGACGCAGTGGAAGTGCGTGGCCTGGGCGTATCGCCACAGCTGAAAGGTCTTCCGGTTCTTGGGCGAAAGCCGCAGACGCTGGGCCTGGTCGGGATTTTGTTTAGGGCACGCCGCGCAGGGAGTCGGTACGCCGGCGGGACGTGGCTGGGGGATTTCGCGGCGATGGGGACCGACGCGAACCGTCTGCCGCTGGCCGGTCTCCAGGTCGTAGATCCATTTCGCGCACAAGTCGCAGTCAATCGAAGCGGGGCCGGGGTGCAGCAGCAAAAGCGCTACACCCTCGATCAGTTTTTTAGGTCGGCCCCTTCGTCGTAGGCAATCGGTACGAGACCGCTTCCCGGCAGCGGATCGGAAGGCCGCGTGCCGGCGAGGATCGCGTATAGTTTGTCGAACAGGTCCGGCACCAACTGGCCGATCGCGTCGGCCGAGATGTCATGCGGCAAGGTCCAGGTCGTCAAGTGCGCGGCGATCGTCTCGGCCAGCAGTTTCGTCGCCGAGGTGCTGTTGGTCTGCTGCCTGGTGGCCTCGGCAACCAGGGCGCGTTCTTCGCGGATCAGCGGCCGGTAGGTGAAAACTAGTTCGGCATGCACACCAGGCGCTTCCGCCACACAGGCCTCGTGCGTGTAGCCATCGTCCAGCAAAAGGTAGTTGGTCATAGGGTTGGTCTTTGTGTTGGGGTTATGTTGTCTCGGCTTCAACTCAAGCGCTGAAGAATGGGTAGCCCAGTTTGCTTGCAAGCTGGGGAGGCGAAGCCGAATAGAGGTCCGCCCGTTCGGGTAGCGCTACCGGAAGACCTCCATTCGCTGCGCTCCCCAGGTTGCAAGCAACCTGGGCTACCCGGGAAAGAGCAAGTACGAGCCGGGAAATGGGAAATGCGACCCAGGCACGAACCCGCTTACGCTCCATTGGTATTGGTGAAACGGATCATCGGCCGGGCGTTGGCTTCGTCTTCGTATGCTTGCAGGGTGACCTCAGGGCGGATCGACTTTTTGCCGCGGATGTCGACCGGGGTCTCCGGTTTCTGCAGCCGGCCGAAGTCGATCGTCAGGCTATCGGTGCCGTTGTCGAAGGCCAGCTCGGCCCCGCTTACGCCGGTCGCGGCGATCTCGCGCACGTGATCACCAAAGTCGGCATTGTGCAGGGTGGTGAAGGCCAGCGTGATGGTCGGTTCCCCTTCCGGCAGACTGGTCCGCGTTTGGCTGTTGTGGAAGTGATCCAACTCCAGCTGGTGGTCGATCGTCAGCACCAGGTCGTCGATGGGGATTGCCGTTTCGTCGAAGGTCCAGCTGGCGTGATGATGCACGTACGGCAGCTTTTCCGAAAGCGTTCCACCGATGGCCGGGAAGGTACCGGCAGCGGCCGATGTGTCTTTCGTCTTCCCTTCCAGCAGCAGTTCCAACGTCAGCGGTTGTCCTTGCTTGCTGCGGAAGATGGCCTGGGCGACCTTCAAACCGCGGTAGGTCTCGACGAGCAGGTCCTTGTCGACGGTGGCGACCAGCTCCGGCAGTGTCTCGGCCAGATCGAAGACGTCGGACGCTTCCGCCCCGCCCAATAGGTACGGCAGCAGGAAGTCGAGGTCATCGGGCCGCGGCAGGAGCATGATATTGCCACTCACCGACGAGGTGCCTGTCTGGGCGAAGTCACCGATCGGGGCCCGCTTTCCGCGGATGCCGCCGGGGCGAATGAGGTTCTCGCGGCGGTTGAGCGTGCACGCCTGAAATTCAAACTGCCGCGTCGCCAGGCTGGTCGCGTGCTGCGGTCCCAAGCCCAGCTGGGTGGCGTATCCCATGGTTACCATGTTCGTTTCCTTATTCCAAAACCCAGCACCGAACGATCAGTGCCGAGGCGTCCAATTGATGTTTCCAGGCCTCCGGCAAAACGACCGGGGCCGGTTCGACCGTGCAGCGGTAACAGCCGTGCGCGGTCAAGGGAGATTGATGTTGAAAGTGCCGGCGGATCGCTTCCCGCCACGGCAGCAACGTCTGCTGGGCCGTTTTGCCGAGGGCCGAGTTACTGACCTTCAGCAGCGTGATTTGAAAGCCGTAGCCGATGTCGCTCGATTGGTTCGTGCCGTGGTCCCCTTCGCTTTCGGTCACCGGCGAGACAATCGCCCCGCTGGTCAGCTCGTCGGCGGACGGATTGAAGGGGACCGGCTGCTGGCGGATATTCGCCGCGGCGAGGCCCTCCAGTTCGAGGCCGCCGATCTGACTCACCACGGCATCCCACAGGGTTTCCCAGGTGGCTGGCATGCGCGCTCCTTTTACTTGTCGCGGCGGCATAGGCACCGCCACTGGGTTTCAAAATGCTCCTGCCGCAGTCGGACGATCGTCCACACCCCGCCGCCTGACCAGGTGATCTTGCCGCCTGACTTGGGGATAGCGCCGCCGAGGGAAATATCCCACAGCACGAACGTGGCGAGCGTCGTTTGCAGCGCAACGTGCGAACCGGCGGACGAGAGTTCGTCTTCCCGCAATACGCACTTGCGAGCTTTGACGCCAGTCACGGTTTCGGACGCGTCGTGGTAGGTCGCCTCGCCGATGTCGGCGAACGCCGTGAAACTGTTCTTGTACAGCTCGTACATCGAAGTGAAGGTCATGTCAGCCGGCCTCGCGAAATCGATTCCTGCGGGCCGGCGATCCGCTCGAGCATCTCGTCGATCTCGGCCAGTTCCTGGTAAAGACTCTGCCGCAGGCCGACATGGTCGACGTGATCGCCGGTGCCGGAAGTATTGGGCAGTCCGCCGACGCTCGTCGAACCGAGGCCGGCCAACTGCGTGAGCACGGCATCCCGGCGGGTGAGCAGGTCGGCGATGACTTGGGTTTGTGTTTTCGTCATGGATATGCTTTCTGTTGTCGTTTCCCGCGCCCCTGGGTAGCCCAGTTTGCTTGCAAACTGGGGAGCGCAGCGAATGGAGGTCTTCCGGTAACGCTACCCAAACGCGCGGACCTCTATTCGGCTTCGCCTCCCCAGGTTGCAAGCAACCATGGGCTACCCAGGCGCGGTCGGTTCACGTGGGTGGTTTGTTCTCGCTCGCTTCCAACGTGCTACACGCGCACGACAATCGCGTTGAACCCTTCGGTCTGCTTGGCGATGCCGGCTTGCTGGTAGGCTTGCCGCCGGGCATCCGCCTGGTCGACGGCGGAAAGCTGGAACGACTGATCGGTGGTGTTCTTCTTCTTGAGGGTGACGTGAAAATCTTTCCGCGGCGTGCGGCCGGGGTAATGCGTGCGGAGCCACTGGCCGTAGGCCTTGCGCTGCTCGGGCGCGGCCTCGGGGGCCCTACCCTGCCGGGCTTCTTCATCGGCGGTCGAAAGATCGAGATCCGCTTCGGCCAGGCCGACCGTGGGCGTGGGCGTCGAAGGTGCGACTTGGGATGCCGCTTCCTGGGCTTGCAGCGCTCTTTCGCGCCGCGCCACCTCCGCTTCCCGCTGGGCGAGTTCGGCGTGGAGGGCTTCCATGTCAGGGTCGGTGGTATTGGGTGTTTTGGGTTTGGTCATGGTCATTTGGTTCGTATTGAAAAGTAGGCGGTTGTTCTAGTGAGAGGTGGGGTGAATTCGCTTGCGTCTTAGCCCCGGTAGGGGCGGTAGAAAATAGCCAGGGGCGTGAGCCCCTGGAAAGGGAACGAAAATTGGTGTTAGCCCTGAAAGGGCGACAGAATGGGTGTCAACGCAGACGTTATGTCGCAGAACGGAGGTCTTGCGAATTTGGGTGACTCCACCTGAAGACCTCTATTCGCTCCGCTTCCCAGTTTGTAAGCAAACTGGGCTACCCGCTGTCGCTCTTATCGGGGTTAGGAATTGCTTGCCGTTCGCCGACTAATTCCCGATCATTGACTACGTTGCCGTGTTCTTCTGCACGCAGCGCGGTTCAACGACGGCGACCTGGCCCATTTCGCTGCTCTTCGCTTTGAAGGCAATGTCGCGTTCGAAGTCGTCTTCGTTGCCGGCCGGGGCGGTGACCGTTTCGGGGGCCCAGTTCTGCATGTACTTGAAGGCCTTCTGGAAGTCGCCGTAGAACCAGCTGCTGCTGGACGAAGTGCGAGCCTTCACGTAAGGGCTGGTGATCGGCGCGAGCATCCCGCGGTACGGGTTGTCGTAGCTTCGCCCGGCCTGGTAACCGACGTCCGCGGTCGCCTGGGTGTACTGCTCGACCTGGGTCGCGTTGACGATCGACAGGGCCGTGTGATACAGCGCCCCCGGCACCACCAGTTGCCGCTTGCCGACGATGATCGGTTCGCCCGTGTCGGGATCGACCATCTCTTCAAACAGCAGGTCGGCCGCTTCGATCGACTCGTAGTCGACCAGCGGGTTGACCTGCAGGTTGTCCCAGTTGTGGTCGCCGGCGTTGTTACCGTAGGTGGCTTGAATGCCGCGGCCTTTGCGGTGATAGCGGTCGACCAGCCCGAAGACCGTGTCGAGGATGCGCTTCTCCCAGTTGACGGCCAGCCACTCGCTGCCGCGATCGGCCATGCGGAGGACTTCGCCGGTCTTGTCGAAGAAGATCGCCTCTTTGGTGACCTCGACGACGAAGCCCCGCTTCTCGGTCGGCTGGGTTTCGATCCAGTCTTCGCTCAAGCTGACGCGGGGGTAGGTGTCCCCTTCGTGAACCTGCTGGGCGCCGTCCCCCAGCTGACCGACGCCCGGCAGGCGTTCCCACTTATCGCCGGTCGGTTCGGTCGTCACCAGGTACCGGGCAATCATTTCCGGTCGGGTGAAGTGATCCATCAGCTTCTTGTGCAGAAAGGTCTGATTGATGTTGGCGAACGCGGCCGTGTTGATGCTTTCCCGCACCAGGTTCACGCCGGTGGGCCGGCCTGCCATCGAGCCGTCCCAGCTATGAACGATCTCGCGGCCATCGGGCACGCAGGCACAAAAGGCCCGGCGAATCGAGTACTGCGACTCGGTGACCTCCCCGTTGAGGATCGCCGAGCACAAGTCGCGCTCGGCCAGGTTGGGGGCCTGCGATTCGTGCACCCCTTGGCGGCGTGCGTTCCGCTTTCGGTCACGCTCGGCCGCCGAGTATTCGCGACCGAATGCCTGCCAGTTGAGAAGTCCGTTGAGTGATACCATGTGTGTTGTCCTGATAAAGTGTTGAGAATGTGTTCGTAAAAGGTGGGTAATGTGATGAAGTGGGTAGCCCATGGTTGCTTGCAACCTGGGGAGGCGAAGCCGAATCGAGGTCCGCGCGTTCGGGTAGCGCTACCGAAAGACCTCTATTCGCCGCGGTTCCCTTTGTCCTAGCCCCGCGAGGGGCGTAAGCCCCTGGATCGGGTCGCGATGATGGGTGAGCCCCAACGGGGCGACAGAACATTTCAAATGATCTTCTTCGGCCACCCTTACAGGGCTAAGTTCTTTTCTGACCTCTACCAGGGGCTTACGCCCCTGGCTATTTTCTATCGCCCTTTCAGGGCTAAGAGGCTATGCCACTGTTGTCTCCCGAGAACCTCGGAAAGATGGCTATCGCCTCGGAAGGCGTAGCCATCCTACGTCCGGTGGTCACGGCCATGAGGCTTCGCCGGCGCTGTCCTCGTTAGTTCGACAAACCGATTGCGAAACCGAACGCGTTGATGTCGACGACCAGCTCCGACGCGGCGCCCGTCTTGTGACCGACGAGGGCCTTCATCTCGGTGGCATCGGTCAGGCTGAACTCGGGCACGAACACTTCGCGGGCAAAGGTTCCGGGACGTCGGACGATCTCGCCGTCGATGCGGAAGACGACCTGTCCGTAGTTGCTGCCAGCTTCCGACGGGATGTACTCGATCTCGAAGGTGGTCTCGCTGCCGTCGGCAGGGATCTCGGTGTCGAGCGTTTGCTGTGTGCCGCCGTAACTGACTTCGCACAGCCAGGTGGTTCCGCCGTCAACCTTGTAAATGCCGGCGCCCCAGTAGTCGGCCCGCGGACCGGCACCGTCGTCGGCCAGGAAGTTGTCTTCGGTCGGGGCATTCTGCACGCCGATGGCCAGGACGTTGTCCGTGTTGCCGCCGCTGGGAGTGAACTTCAGTTGCGACCGCAGGGTGAAACCGTGCTGGGCGTCGAACTTGAAGATCTCACCTTGCGTGGCCAGGAAGACGCCGTTGTTGTCGGCCGGTGAACTGCTGCCGGTCGTCAGCCGTCCGTACCCGCCCCCGGCCGCATCGGCGATGGTCAGCGCGGCGCTGGCATTGGTTTTGGTGACTTCCAATTCACCTGGAAGCCCGAGGAAATGGGTGAAGAACTCGGCAACGTGCCGCCAGCTTTTCAGGGCGGAGTTGGCCGGGGTGGTGGAAATGGTCATGTGTTTCTCGCTTGGGTGAAAGAATGGGTTTGGTTTTCAGTTTTCGGTTTTCAGTTAAATCTTGTCCCCTCTCCCTCGCAGGGAGAGGAGTAGGGTGAGGGTTTCTTGAATGGCGTTTGAGGATGCGTACCGATCCGATTGGGTAGCCCGGTTTGCTTGCAAACTGGGGAGCGCAGCGAATGGAGGTCTTCTGTTCGTGTTACCGAAACGCGGGGACCTCTATTCGGCTTCGCCTCCCCAGGTTGCAAGCAACCATGGGCTACCCGGTAACGGCCATCCCGGGGGTCGGTGGGCTTTGCCTTAGCCTGGCAGGCGCAACCGGGCGAGGAAGTCGCGCTTGTCTTTGGGCGGTTCGTACTCGTTCGCTTCGTCGTGGGCGGCGGCGTGGATGGGGTAGGTCGCGCTTTCCAGCACGCCGGCCATTTCGCCTCCGTCGAGGTACTCGAGCATTGCTTCGCGCCGCTCGAATGGTCGCAGCATGCGGCGTAGCGAATCGCTGGGCGTGATCCGCAGTTCGCGGCAGACCGAGTCGATCAGCTGATCGTGCGCGGAAGGGGACGGATTGCCGTACGATTCGGTGAGCGATTGGTCTGGCTCGCTCGGCAGCGGCTGGTCGAGCAAGGCCTTTTGTTGCCGAACGATTCGTTCCAGCTCATCCAGCATTGCCGGAAGTTCCAGCTTCGGATCGTCCAGCGCGGCGGTCACCATTTGCCGCAAGGCATCCTTAACCGCGGCCGTTTCGTCGGAGGAAGACTCGCGGGCATCGATCTCGCGATCCAACAACGGGTCGCCCGCGCGTTCGGCCGCTTCCAGCACACGAAACTTGCCGGGGAACCGGGCCAGCGGCAGGTCGCTCAGCAAGCGGCGATAGGTTTGCCGGCGTGACGTGTGCGTACTCGCTTGCTGCTCGAACAGTCCCTGGTTGGTTGCCGGCCGCGTGACCAGGTCGACGCTGTTGACCGCCGTGATCCGCTGCACCTGTTGGAACTCGCCGCTGGGGACCGCTTCGACTTCGGCATCGTGCGAGAGGCCAAAGTTACGCGGAAACTTCTGGGCGCGTTCCACAATCGAAGCCGCCAACGGGTGCGACGTCACGTAGTGCAGGTCGGCGAACAGTTCCCCGTTCTGCGTCCGCACGTTCTGCAGGTTGCCGAAGTGCACGTCGATCTCGCGCTCGTCGCCTGGCACCAGGCCATGGTTGAGGTAGACGGTCACCCCTTCGTACAGCGGAGCCGCCGCGGCGAGGACCTCCGGCGGGTAAATACGTCCGTTCTTCGATCGATTGCCGCAGATCTTCACGTCGTGAATCACGCCGGTGTCGGTATCGACATGCAGCGTGGGCGGTGGGGGAGTGGTTGTTTGGGTCATGTGAAAGTCCTTGAATTGTTTTCAGTTTTCGGTTTTCAGTTTTCAGTTTTGAGCGGGGTGAGGGTTTGCAATCCGATCCGATTGGGTAGCCCAGTTTGCTTGCAAACTGGGGAGGCGAAGCCGAATAGAGGTCCCCGCGTACGGGTAGCGCTACCGAAAGATCTCCATTCGCTGCGCTCCCCAGGTTGCAAGCAACGCTGGGCTACCCGGTGGATGGGTTGGACCCTTATTGGCTATCAGCTTCCGCCTTCCGCCGGTCGCGTTTTTCGCGTTCTTCTTCCGGGTCGAGGTCGTACTTGGCGGCGAGGGTGTCGGCCGACATGAGGCCGCGGTCGTACAACTGGGCGTCGACCTCGAACGACTCGCGGCGCTGGCCGATCGCGGGGCTGGTGCCGGTGACGATCAGGTTCACGCATTGCCGCAGGTCGTTCCACGAAAGGCCGTAGCGGCGAAGGTTCAAGCGGCCCATCTCGAAGGTGATTCGCAGCACGCTCCACAGCATCCGCTCGTAGGCCTTGCACAGCTTTTCCTGCTCGGCCTCAATCCGGCAGACGAACGGACTGCCGGCCTCCAGGATCGAGGCGTAGTTGTTGTTGGACGCATCGCCGGAGATCAAATGCTCGGGCATGTTCCAGCGAACGCCGACCGAACGCAGCCCGGCCTGGAGGACTTTGACGAAGCCATCGGACTGGGCACCGCCCATCGGGCCGGCTTGAAACTTCTTCCCCTTGGTGTCGATGATCATCCCTTCGTGCCAATCGCTGCGGCGTTCGCTGGCGTAGCGGCCGTCGGAGGTGACCCGCCCGCCGCCAGCCCCTTTCGGGCGAGCCAGGCTGGCGCCGATGTGGGTCGGGTCGCCAATTCCCAGGCCGCCGCCGGTGCCGCTTGCGGCTTCGATGATCATGGCAATCGATGCCTGAATCGCGGCCCCTTTGCTCATCCGGTGGTTGAGGGCCACCGCGTCGGCCAGTTCGGTGACGACCGGGTAAAAGTCGGTCAGGCCGCGCTTCACATGCCGCGGCGTGTTGCTTTTGATATGTGTCACGCGGGCCGGCGAGTAGCACCGCCACGCGCTGGGGTCGGCATTCCATTGCAGGAAATAGCCGCGCACCCGCGAGGCATCGTGCGGATCGGTGGCGATGCCGTACTTCCAGTTCAAGGGCCCCGCGGCGGCCATTCGCCGCTGCAGGTAAGCCGGGTCGGCAGGCTCGGTCAGCCAGGCCGGTTCGGCCCGCCGCACGCGAACTTGGCCGGCGTCTTCTTCCAGGGCGAGAATGATCTCGCCGTCGACGTGCAGTGCGTCGCACAGTTGCTGCTCGAAATCGAGTTGCCACTGGTTGTCGTCCAGGAATCCCCGGACGATCCGCTGCACCTCGGCCACCAGCTGCTGCGGCGCCGACTGGCCGCGCACGGCCGTGGCTTGGTAGTCGAAACCGGTCCGCACGATGTAGCTGGTCAGCCCGCTGACAATGCCGGTGCCGTACGAGGTATGGGCCAGGTGCCGCGCGGCCCCGCGGAGTTCGGCCAGGTGCCACTCGGTACTGAAGACCGGCCGCAAATCGCCGTCGGCCCGATCGGACGCCACGTCCGGCAGCACCGGCCCGGCTTGCCCAAAGGGAAGCTCGGCGAACCCTTGCCGCACGGGCGCGGGATCATGAAACGACTCGTGAATGACGCGCGGCGGAACGTCGGAGGACTGCTCGACCAGCGCTAATTCCTGACGCAAAAAGTGCGTCTCCAAGCGTGCCCGAAGCTGGTTGGCCTCGTGCACGTAATCGGTTGTGGGTTGGCTTGTGTTTGTCATACGAGCAACTTTCCCACGAAAGCGCTTCAGTATGATAGTGCGCCCCGAAAAAAAATTGGGAGGGTCGAATATGGGCCGCGAAGAGGCTGTCAATCAGCGAGAAAAGAAGGGAGAAAGCGACCACGGATGGGCACGGATCAGCACGGATCCAATGGCATCAACTTCGGCGAAATCTATTCTTGAATGGGGACTTAGAATCACTTAGTAGATGACTAGACTTTCGATGTTCGGTGTTTTCTTCTCCGCATTGACCAACGAACACGACTTTTTCCCTGTTTTCGGTGGAAGATGCGTCGGACTTGTGCGTTGATAGAGGAGAGAGACTCGCTCGGTTGGACGCTGGGCTGGGCATATCTGTGAAGCTTCGACCAGAGGAGAATCCTGTGCGTGGATCGACCTTACTCGCGGTTGCTGCGGCCGTGTTGCTATTTCTTTCGTCGGCCTCGGCGCAAACGACACCACCTGGCGGCGGCACGCGAACCTTCACGCCGGGGGAGCAGCAGCAGTTGAACCAGGCCCAGGAGCTTTTCGATCGCGGCAGCGAGTTGTCGAAGAAGAAGGAGTCGCAAGGAAAAGCGACTCGCCTGGTGAAACAGTCGCTCGCGATCCGGGAGCGGATACTGGGGAAAGAGCATGCCCAAACAATGATGACCGCCAACGCGGTTGGGCAATCGTTGACCGCCCAAGGCCAGTATGCCACGGCCCAGCCATACTTCGAACGCGTGTTGAAGGTCTACAAGCGGTTTCTGGGGGACCACCCGCTGACCGCGACCTTGCATGGCAATCTTGCGTTTGTCTTGGAGGAACAGGAAAAGCTCGACCAGGCGCAACAAAACTACGAGCAAGCGCTAAGGATTCTGAAGGAGAAACGGGGTAGAGAGCACGTCAGCACGATAAATGTCGTCAATCGGCTGGCCGTCCTGCATGCCAGCCAAGGCGAATACGACGCCGCGATCCCGTACCAAGAGTGGGCGGTCGAGGTCTATTCCAAGGCGTTCGGGGAATCGGCGGAAAGCGCGGGGTCGATGATGATTCTGGGCCGCCTGCACAAGCGGGCCAGAAACTACCCCGAGGCGGTGTCCCAATTCCAAAAGGCCCTCGAGATCCGCAAGAAGATCCTCGGAGAGAAGGACCCGGCGACCGCACTTTCCCTTCATGAAATTGGTGTGTTGCAATCGATTCAGCAAGACTATCAAGCCGCCAGGCGTTCGCTGGAAGAGGCCGTGGCAATTCGGAAGGAGGTGCTCGGGGAAGAGGACTTCAGTACGGCGATGTCTCTGAGTGATCTGGGAATCGTTCATTCATCCCTCGGTGACTACGAGGCGGCTCGAGCTTGTCACGAAGAGGCGCTTGCCATCCGATCGAAACTTTTCCCGCAGGGACATCCGTTTGTGGCCGATTCTCATCGCAACCTGGGTAACGTGCTAGGAAATCAGGGGGATTACCCCGCCGCGCGTGCTCACTTCGAGCAGGCCCTGGCCATGCAGAAAAAGACGCTCGGCAACGAGCATCCCGTGCTCGTTGCTACCCTGACGACGTTCGCCACATTATTAGTTCGGCAAGGACACTATGCGACGGCCCGTCCTCTGAACGAACAGGCCCTGGCAATCAGCCAAACGGCGTACGGGAAAGAGCATCCGCAGACCGCCTCGGCGCTGAGCGGGTTGGGCAGCACGCTGAGTTATTTAGGGGAAAATAGCGCTGCTCGCCGCTACCACGAACAGGCCTTGGCGATCCGAAGAAAAGTGCTCGGCGAGAAGCACTCGGACACGGCCGTTTCATTCTACCTGTTAGGGAATTTATATCTCCGGCAAGGGGACTATGGCCCGGCGTTTGATTACCTGCAAAGGGCCGTGAATATCAGCAAACAGGTCAACGGTGCGCAGCACCCCCAAACCGCAAAATACACCGCCAGTTTGGCGAGCTTCCTGGGCAACGTCGGCAAGTACCGCGAGGCGTTACCGTTGCATGAAGAGGCCCTTGCCGTCCGGCAGAAGCTGCTTGGTGAAGAGCATCCAACGACGGTGGATTCGATTCATCGCCTGGGTATCACGCACACGGGATTGGGAAACTATGACACCGCGGCCTCCTATTTGGAACAGGCATTGAAGCTGCGCAGGAAGATTTTCGGCGACGAGCATCACGCCGTGGCCGACCTTCTGATTGCGCTGGCAAGATTGTCTCGCCTGCGAGGTGAGTTTTCTACCTCCCAAGCTTATTACGAAGAGGCGCTCGCCATCCATCGAAAGATATACGGCCCGCAGCACCCCAACACTGTCTTTAACTTGATGAATCTAGCGAGTGTCCACCAAGCGCAAGGCAACTGGGAACTTGCCGTCCAGAATGCCGACCAGGCGCGGCGTCAGTCGCTCGAGTCGACAACTCGCGTGTTGCGGTCGCTGGACCCTCGCGCCCAGGCAAAATTCCTGAGCACCCAGCAAGTGCAAGTTTATGGAGCATTGTCTCTGGCGTACGCGAATCGCTCTGAACCTCAGGCCGTAGCCGGCGGGGCCGCCTGGCTGATCAACAGCAAGGGGCTGGCTAGTGAAGCGTTGGCCCAACGTCAACTGCTCGAGCGGGACTCGGACCATCCGCAAGTGCAATCGAGCGTGGAAGAACTTCAAGAGGTACGCCGAAAGCTGGCGGCCCAGGTGATGTCGACTCCGCAGCCGGGACAAACGGCAGCTCGCAGCAGCGCGATCTTTGAACTGACCCAGCAAGAACAAAAGTTGACGCGGGAGATTGCCCAGATTGTGGGAAGCTCTGTCGAGACCGCAAAGTGGATCGAGTTGGAAGAAGTTCGTGGCAAGATCGACTCAGAGGATGTACTGGTGAGCTTTGCCCGCACTGGTCATCGCGATTTCCAGGCCACCGGACAAGACCCGGCCTGGAAGGAGGAACGCTACCTGGCCTGGCTGATTCCGGCAGCCGACGGAGGAGATGTTCAAGTGCTCGACCTGGGAGTGGCCAGTGAGATCGATGACCAGTTGAAGCATGTTCGCGAATTGGTGAGCAATCCTGGGTCGAGCGAACAGCTAACTAAAGCGTTTCAGCAGCTAGCCGAGCAAGTCTGGCAACCGATCGCGCGAAAGCTCCCTGAAGGGACGAGTGATCTTATTCTGAGCCCCGACGGTGCGTTGTGGCTATTGCCGTGGAGTGCCCTGCCGGTGGGTGACGATCGCTTTCTGATTGAAGACTACAGCCTGCGGTATGTGGTCAGCGGTCGCGAACTAGTTCAGTCCGCTGGTAACATCAGCAATGCCAGGCCGCTGCTGTTTGCTGATCCGACCTTTGATTTGAGTCCCGACCAAACCCGCACCGCGGTCGAGGCGATCTTCCGCGGCGAGACGTTCAACTGGGATGCCCGGCGGGGGATGGTCTCGCAGACGGCGTTGGGCAAGGTTAGCCCCCTGCCGAACACGCGGCTGGAAGCGGCGGCGATCGCCCCGAGTTTGGAAACGATCAGCGAGCAGGAGCCGGTTTCGTACTTGGGCCAGTATGCGTTGGAAACGGTGGTCAAGCGAATCAAGCGGCCCCGGATGCTGGTCCTGAGCACGCATGGGTTTTTCCTGCCGGATCAACAGGTCGCGTCCGACCAGGGGGCAGCCAGTTCCGACGATGATTCGCGTTCTTCCGATCTACTGACGGTCTATGGCCAGCCGATCGAGAACCCCCTGCTCCGCTGCGGGATGCTGTTTGCCGGTTGCAATCAACCGGCGGCCGGTGCCGACGACGGCGTGCTGACCGGGATGGAGATCGTCGGCATGGATCTCCGCGGGACGGAACTGGTGGTGTTGAGCGCGTGCGAGACCGGCCTGGGGGATGTGCGGAATGGCGAAGGGGTGGCCGGCCTGCGTCAGGCGTTTCGGCTCGCCGGCGCCGAAGGCGTTGTCTCCACGCTATGGAGCGTTCCGGACCGCGACTCGGCAATCATCATGAAGGACTTCTTCACCAATCTGGCCGAGGGGCAAAGCAAAGCGGAAGCCCTGCGAAGTGCTCAGCTCCAACGAATCGAAAGCCGCCGCGAGCGCTACGGGACGGCCCATCCGTTCTACTGGGCCGCCTGGACAATGACCGGCCGGTAGTGCGCCCGCCACACCGATCGGGTATCCCGTGGTTGCTTGCAACCCGGGGAGGCGAAGCCGAATAGAGGTCCGCGCGTTTGGGTAGCTCTACCTAAAGACCTCTATTCGCTGCGCTCCCCAGTTTGCAAGCAAACTGGGCTACCCAGTACCCAGTACCCGATGTCCTTCGTCGCTAATCGCCCTGTTCTTCCAGCAGACGTTTGTAGCGGGCGATCGTATTGAAGCTGGCACCCACGATGCGGGCAATCCTTCGGAGCGAGAGCCCTTCGCGAAGCAATCGCTCGATGCGGAGGACCTTGGCGTGGTCGAGTGTGCGGGTCGTCATAGCGTGGGGCCTCCTCCGTTGATGATATGGGAAAGCAACCGCAGCCCCAGTTCCAACGCGTCGGGACCGTCGTCGTGCCGAGCGCAGGGGAATTGCTGCAGCTGCTCGACCAGCAGCTTCGCGCCGCGGCTGTTGCGTTTGAAATGGAGTTCTCCCCGCGACAGGTACGGCGTCAGGCGGCTGCGGATGCGGGCCGTTTTGTTGGTGAGGTTATTGGCCGAGAAGATGTTCAGGTCGATCCCCCGCGCCAGGGCCAGCGGTTCGATCATCAGCACGAGCAGTTCCTGAAACTGGTTCGTTTCAATCACCAGCCCTTGCGGCAAGCAACACGCCGCGACGTCGACAACCTGTTGCGCGATACGGCTGAGGTCCAGGCGCTCTAACCGGGCGTCGACATAAACATGCCCGTCGTAGGTCAGGCGGCATTCGACGATCGCGGTGTAGTCCGACTTGTCGGTCTTGCCCTTGGAGGGATCGAGCCCGAGGACGCGTAGGTGCGTTTCGCTTTCCGGCGGCCAGGCATCGAACCAGAAGTTGGGGAGCGTGAAATAGACGCCGGCAAACTCGGCGCCTTCGGTATCGATAAACTGGGCGAGCATCTCTTGCTGAAATGCCCGGTCGCCGATGTCGAGCCGTGCCTGCTCCATCTCTTCGGGCGTCATCAGCGGGTTTTGCGAGGAAGGACATTGCCACGAGCGGTAGTGGTTCGGATTGGTCTTGGCGAGATCGAAGCGATCCTTCACCCAATTGGGTCCGTTGGGCGAAGTGAGAAAGAGCGACCATCCCTTTTTGTCGGCCAGTGCCGGCCGCAAGGCTTCCTTCCACGATGCCTCGCTGCCGAAGGCCGCCTCGTCGTAGACGATGCCGTCGAGCCCGTCGCCTCGCAAGCTGGCCGGCGAGGCCGCCGTCTTCAGTGTGATGCTGCCGCCGGTCGAAAGCTCGATCCGGCGAGCCGTTTTGTGGTAGGCGAATCCGGACGTCTGAAAGCATTGCATCAGGTCGCGTTCGATCTTTTGCGTGATGACAAACGTGGGGGCGACCCACCAGATGTTGCCGCCGTCGAGCGCTCCTTTCAAATGGTGTGGGTGGTGCGGATCGGGGTGTCCGTGTCCCTTCACGCAAGCGGGCAGCCCGGCCCCGGTCTTGCCCCAGCGCCTGCCGCACACGGCCGTTTTGTGGCGATGCGGATCGCGCAGCAATGGCCGTTGATGGGGAAGTGGTTTAGGGAGCCGGATCGTCTGGTTCGGCGTGGTGAGTGTTTTGAGTTGGTTCATCCGCTGCATCAGCTTGGGCATGGGCATCGTTCGCAAAAAAGGTTTCGTCGTCGTAAACAATCACCTGGTTCGACTTTCCGCTCGACTGGAAGGCCTTCTTCTGGTGGCGGAGTAAATCGTGTTCCAGGGAAGCCTCGATCGCCTGGCGAATGGCCTGCACGGCATTCAGGCGAATCTTCGCATCGAGTTCCGAATCGCCGGCGATCTCCATCGGAACGGTGACGGCCAGGTCGTAGGCCTTTTGCGGAATCTGATACCGCGCTATGGGTTTCTTCGGGGAAGGAGGTTTGGCCATACAAATCATTGGGGGTTCCTGGGGGGTGAAATAGGAATGGAAACGAATCGCAAAAGCAATACACCGGGTAGCCCAGTTTGCTTGCAAGCTGGGGAGCGCAGCGAATGGAGGTCTTTAGGTAGAGCTACCCAAACGCGCGGACCTCTATTCGGCTTCGCCTCCCCCGGGTTGCAAGCAACCACGGGCTACCCATTGATTCGGTTCGACGTTCTACGAAGGGCTATCGGCGTGATGCTCGGCAATGCGGTGGGTGCGGCTCATCTCACGAAACTGTTCGCCTTGGTTCTTGAGTGCCAGGGACATCTCGCTGAGTGAACGGCAGAGCTTGTCGTTCTTTTCCTTGTCGTTGCTTTCAATGCGATCGATGATCCCTTCGTAGTGCCGCTGCGTGGCAAGGTCCTTGTCGTCTTGCCGCCGGTCGAGCCGAGGGCGTTCGACCTTCACGTAGTAATAAATCAGCCAGGCCATCAGCCCGCTGGAACCGAGGGACGAGATCAACGTCCCCAGCACGGTGTTGTCGGTCACGGCCAACACGGCCAGTGCCGCCGAACCAATCGGCGTGGCCAGATAAACCAGCGCGGTCAGTAGGTAGCCGGCGAATTGATCGCCGCAGGAGGATACGGTCATAGGGTGTGCTCCGTGATTGGGAGGTTCATGAGTTGGACGTTTACGATGGGTAGCCCGTGGTTGCTTGCAAGCTGGGGAGGCGAAGCCGAATCGAGGTCCGCGCGTGCGGGTAGCTCTACCCAAAGACCTCGATTCGCTGCGCTCCCCAGCTTGCAAGCAAACTGGGCTACCCGGTGAAGATGGCTATCGCTTGAGAAAGCGTAGCCATCCTACGACGATGACTCAGGGCGTTCTTGCGTTTGGAACCAATAGTCGACCAGCGCCCATAGGATCGTGCGGATGGCCAGGCCCAGCAGCCACCAGGTGATCGGTCCGAGGTCGAGCTCACGCCGAAAGCTTGCGTCGTGAAACATTCGATCGACCACCGCGGCTCGCTCGGATCGCGGCAGCTTCTCGGGCCAATGGTTCAGGGCGGCCTCGACCACGCGGGTGCGGAAGTCGGGCCGATACTGCCAGAACTTGCGGGCCACATGCGCCTTGGCTCCGGCTTTGAACGACTGCCAGCGGTTGGTTGTCTGCGGAGGTTGAATGCTACTGATAACCAAGGATCCGCTCCTTTGTGGTAAGGCCGATCACGCGGCGGACGATCGTCTTCCCGTCGACTACTAGAAAGGTCGGATACGCCGACACGCCATACCGGCGAACCAGGTCAGGCCGCGACGGATCGACGACGTAGACGGTGTGTCCTTCGCGGTGCAGCTGATTGGCCAGCTTTCGCATGGGCCGGCAATAGACGCAGTCTTCGCGGGTGAAGAAGTAGATAATCGGTTCTCGCCGGGCGGGCGCCGAAGTGGGTGTGCTTGTTTCCGGCAAGGGAAGCGGTTGATCAGCCGTCGTCTGATCGACATACAGCCAGGTACTGCCGGAAAGGATACAGGCCAATAAGAGGCCGTTGAGGGTAAAGCGATGCATGAAAATGTTTCCTGTTTTGAATGGTGTTGTGAGCTTTCTTGTAGGGCCCGCGTGTCGCGGGTCAAACCCCAGGTACCCGCTTCACGAACCGCGACATGCGGGCCCTACGACGGTGTCTTCTGTGGGCGTTACGCGAGTGCGTCTTCGGGTAGCAGCAGGCTGGCCCGCGGGGCGTAGCAGCCGTAGCTGCGGATCGAGCCGCTGACGTAGCTCTCGGTGTCGTAGCCGTAGCCGCCGTCTCCCCAGGTTCCCCAGCTGTTGGCATACTTCAGCACGTACTGGCCGTTGCGCTTCATGGGGCGTACGGCGTAGATCGCGTGCCCTGCCCGGCCGTAGTAGACCGGCTTCCACTGCAGAAGCGCACTGAAGAGTTCGTCGAACGAACCGATCTCGTTCCACTCGGTGAAACGAAACCGGGCCGCCGTCTCTTCCCAACCATGCGGGAGGCTGCCGCTCCATTGGTTCTCCGGCCAGACGTGCTCGCCGTACGCCTGACGGTTTTCAGGTGTATCGAGCGGAAGCACGCCCACCTGGCTGATCTGCCGCATGTTGGCATCGAGCGTCGAGCCTCCATGCCGCGAGCCGACGAACTTGAACACACTCAGCGGCGAAAGGAGGACGCAGTGGCCAGCCCCGACTGCCTTGTTGCGGAGGTACTCCAGACAACTGGTCGACGAATGGGACGCACACGAACCAAGCGTCTGCCGCTTGATGCGGGCCACGTATCGCTCGGCCAGCGCGTAGTCGTGCTCGGCCAACAGTTGATCCCACTGACTGCGGGGGATGATGTTCTGGTCGTTCTCGAACAGCTCGAACGTCGAGCCGAACGTATTGCCCCGGACTAAGGCATCGCCCCGGCCGGGTTGGTTGATGGAGGGGGAGTTGTATGTCGTCATATGGGTTGTCTTTCGTCGGTACGTATAGCGTTGAACAACAGAGACTGGACGGGTTCGTCTCAGCCCCAAAGGGGCGGCAGAAAATAGCCAGGGGCGTAAGCCCCTGGAAGGGTTGGCAAGGAAATGGTGAGCCCTGAAAGGGCGACAGAAGTGTTCCGTCGTCCTTGGGGCTGAAGACCTCTATTCGCTGCGCTCCCCAGTTTGCAAGCAAACTGGGCTACCCATGTTTGGTGGTCAAACTCTTGGGTGTGTGCCCGGGGGTGGTGAGCGCCTTGCATTCACTTGCCGCCGTGTTGTTGCCATGTGTTGATCACTTCTTCTCGCGTGTTGGGAAGCGGACCGCTATAGAGAAGCTGCTTGAGCTTGCCCTCTTCGGTCAGCGTTCCGATGTGTAGGCTATCGCCGGAGTGAGCCGCCACGAACGACTCGGCAGCGGCGTGATCGGCTTCGTAGGCGCGATAGACCGACCCGCCCCAATCGGTGTCGCTGCGGAGCTGCGCGAGCAATGCGTCGCGTTTGGGCGTGGCGGTACCACTTTCGGTGACGGTGATCACGGCTCTGGGGCCGTCGGCCGGGCCGAACCAGTTCACCTCGAATGCCGGCAAGCCTTGCGTGGCGACATGCCAAACGACCAGGGCTACCATCACCAGCGGGACCACGCGGTTGACTACTTCTCGCATCGCAGGACCTTTCGGGTGATCAGTTCGGTGAAGACCTGGTCGGTGCGGGCCGCCAGGTCGGCATCGTCAGTGCAGGCATCCCGGGCGACGTGGTACGCTTCGATCAACTCGGCCGGATTGCTGCGGGCTCGCTTGCTGCCGGCGAAGAGCGATGCACGGGGAAGCCAGCTTTTCAGGCTCGACCAGTTGGCGGCGATCAACAGTGCGCTGCACGTGCCGAGGCCGCCGAGGGTCAGTGTCGTTTGCAGGTCCAT